TGGCGCTACATAATTTATAGATAGTACTAATACTTTTCTTTGTTATGTACTTCTAATTGCTATGTGAACTTACCTCCTTTCAAAGCCTATCACATACCACTTTTATATATCTATCCGTCTGCGACCTGCCGAGTTTTTATTGTTTGGCGTTGGCTCTCATAGATAGATAAACATTAAAAATATCTATATCCTAAAATGCCTACCTCTTTATTGAAAGAGGGATAACCTTTTAGCAGATAGATAATCTTTACAAGCAGTTTAAAATTTACAAATAAACCTAACACTCTAATATACGGATACCTATAAGTCAAACTTGCACTCATAGGATCAACACTATATAAATGAAATAGTTTTGTTTTCATATCTGTATCATCCTTTTACTTTGATACCAAAGGTTGTATGTATTTTACTTTCTCTATACAGATTCTTTGGTAGATTAGTTGAACCCTTTCTGACTTGTTGCTTTCTCGTAAGTGTTGGTGCTACTGTTGACCAAACACCTTGAGGCTTGTGGTCAGGAAGGAATGAATTATTATGTGGATCATTCCAATTAATTCGTGATGTCATAATTTATTACCTTTATGTTTGTGGTTAAAAGTCTTCACATTGTGAAGGATTTGTATAATAGTTTATATGTTTTAAACGCTATAATACCTATCATATATACTATTCTACACACATCTTAGAGGTATACAAGTCCGAATAAGAACTTAGTTAGTAATACTTGTCGAACTATTCTATTAAAAAGTATTACTTGTCGAACTATTCTATTAAAAAGTATTACTGAATTGTATTTACACAAAAGTAAAAAATAATAAGAGTTTTTTTGAGCTGTCGAACTATTCTATTAAAGGGCCAAATTATATAAGACTTTTTTTGAGTGCCTCACAGTGTGAAGACTTTTTATAAGAGTTATTTTTCCGCAATAAAAAAAAGGGTCTAGTTATAAAACTAAACCCTTTTGGTTTTTCTAAATCTCTAATTGCGATGATTTTCCTTCGTTTATTTAACTGTTGTTGGTTAAGTCAGTTAAAACTTTTAAGACAGTCTTTGTAAGATTGTTTATTTCTTTCTTAGTAAGACTATCACCACTCTCATACAGTCCATTGATGAGTTTTGAGATTTCATACTTACTAGAGCGAATCAATTTTCTGTTTCCTCTATCAGTATAAGCTTCTCTGATATCTGTGAACTGTGTCCCTTTTTTGATAACATTTCTAGGGCTATCTTGAAGGTATCCAAAAATGACCGACCAATATTTTGTAATCGTTGGGTCTACTTTGGCTCTATTTTTGTTTCCGCCTGAAGGTAGCCCATTACGCTTCCAATTTAGTTGGTCATACAGTGTATCCTTGATTAATTCAGCTTGGTCACGGCTTGTAATTTTGCCATAACTTCCAAGATAATCAGTCAAGTCCTGACCAAGTGATAAACGATCTGCTTTAATCTGTGAAGCACTAGCGTTTATCGTTGTCAGCCTTCGATCCATTGAGGTTAAAACCTTTTTACCGATGTTGATTAATTCTTCGGTAAATCGAATCGTTGTTGTTGTTGTAGTTGAAGGTTTACTTTTTTGTTGTGTAGTGTTTTGCATGGTAAAAATTCCTATATTTGCAAATTAACATTGAAAAGAAAAACCACCGACAACTTGAGATTGTTTGAAATTTTATTACGAATTTTTAAAGATCACAGTGACTATAATTACTATCACTATATATAGAATACCATATGGGTCGAAAACAACAACTTCGATTAAGAATTAAATATGTAAGTGTTTGAGTATATGAGGAATACAAAGCTTTAAAGTCATATTTTAAAACTTTATAAGAGTGTCTTTGAAATTTGGTAACTTGTGAAATTTGAAAAGTCTTCACACTGTGAATAGTTTTTATAAGACTTTTTCCGCTAGGGGCAACTACTATAAATCTCTAAAGTTTTCAAGTTATAAATTATTTATTTTTCTTGATCCCATTCAGAGTTTTACAAATTTGTCAAGTAGTTTTTTACATGGGGAGGGCAGTCGTCCATAGGGGTGCGGGTAGGTATTATAGCAATGTCGAACATTTTAAGAAACTTTTAACTCGTTAACTTGATAAATGCGGCATACCTTATAATATATATATGCGCTATTCCGCTATATATTGACATATCAAAGGGGAGGTAGTTAGTTAGGTATTTAACCCCGGGAGGCTTAAAGAATATTATACATACAGATTTCAATTTTGTCAAGCATTATTTAATTTGTGAAATTTTACAAAGAAATAGTTACAAAAAGACTTGACAAGTTCGTTAACTAGACCTATAATACAAACTATGGCTAACACATACTTACAAGAAACAAACAATAAAGATAGAACTTTAACAAACAAACAACAGAAGTTCTTGGATTGTTTGATAGAGAACAACGGCAATGCAAAACTAGCAGCCAAAGAAGCAGGTTATAGCGGTAATCACTATCAAGTTGTAAAGTCTTTAAAAAATGAGATTATAGATCTTGCAACGGACATCTTGGCCAACAGCGCACCACAAGCAGCTCTAAAGATGGTAGACATTATGAATACTGATATGCCGATACCACAAGTAGCAAACAAGTTACAAGCAGCTCAAACAATCCTAGATCGTGTAGGTGTTGTTAAAAAAGAACGAGTAGAAGTAGATCATAAAACAAATGGTGGTGTATTTATACTACCAGCAAAGAAAGAAGTAGTAACCGTAATTGAAGGAGAATATACAGAGCAAGACGATGATGAAGAGTGATGATTATGAAATGTTTAGGAAATGGTGTAGAAACCTATACGATGAGAATTGTTTAGAACGACACCGAAGTGGCTTACCACCTTACGAAGACTTTGAAGATTATTATCACTTACATTTAAAATGGTTAGAAAGAAAATACAACAATGAAGAAACCAGACATCAATTTTAAACACTTAAAAGAAGCCAACGAAAAATATCTTGAGCATATGGGAGTAGCTATATGGTATGCTATTCGTTTAGGTTGTTTGGCTCTACGTGTAGCTGTACATGCTTTGTTTCCTTTTATATGGTATAATGAAGTTGATCCTACAATCAGAAGACTCAACCAAGACAGACACGACAGAGCTTGTCTCAGAAGCAGATACTTAAACTAGCTATGCCTCCTACCAAATTCAAACCAACAGAAAAAAGTTACGACAGACGTACAGGCAAAACTGCTACAATACGTCACTACATGAAAGCAATACCGAAACAAGAACTGATAAATTACTTAAACAAAGAGTCTTCACCTAAAAAGAAAAAACACAAAGTAATAAAAGAACTAGAACGCAGAGGAATCAATCTCGTTTGGAAAACCAAAGAAGAAAATGCTTAAAACTTTTAAAAACATACACAAATTAATGAAGTCTGGAAGGCTTCAAAAAGTTGTACGAGTAACATTTAAAAAACAAAAGAGGAAACATGGCACACGAAACAAGAAGAGCAAGTTTAATTAAAAAACACGGATTAAAAGGAGTCAACAAACCAAAAAGAACTCCTAAACATCCTACTAAATCACATGTTGTTTTAGCACAAGAAGGACACAATTTAAAACTTATACGTTTTGGACAGCAAGGTGTAAGCGGTGCTGGTAAAAGTCCTAAGTCAAAAAGTGAAAAAGCAAGACGTAAAAGTTTTAAAGCTCGACACGCTAAGAATATTTCTAAAGGAAAAATGTCAGCAGCTTATTGGGCAAACAAAGTAAAATGGTGATATATGCCTAAAAAGAAAACAACAAAAAAGAAATCAACAGTTAATAAAGCAGGCAACTATACTAAGCCTACACTAAGAAAAAGACTGTTTCAACAAATTAAAGCAGGATCAAAAGGCGGTAAAGCAGGTCAATGGTCTGCTCGTAAAGCTCAAATGCTTGCTAAACTATACAAAGCTAAAGGTGGAGGTTATAGATAAATGGCACTAAAAGCATCTCAAAAGTCTTTAAAAAAATGGACAAAAGAAAAATGGAGAACTCCTAGCGGTAAGAAATCTTCTGAAACTGGTGAGGTCTATGCGCCTTCTGCTAAGATTAAAAAATTAAAATCAACTGCAGCAGGCCGTAAAAAATTAGCAGCAGCAAATAAAAAGAAAAGAGCAGCAACTAAAAAAGGAAAACAACACGCTAAACACGGGCTTCACAAAAAACGAACTACAAAAAAGAAAACTAAAAAAGGTAAATAAATATGAAAGATAACTTTGATAGAACAATGAACTTTTGGAACATAGGATTAACAGATTGGTTTAAGACTAAGTTTCTTGGTTACGAAAAAGTAAAGGTTCGAGCTAGAAATAAAAAAGGACATTTTGTTAAAGATGATCCTAAAACTAAAAAGAACGAAGCTTATAAAAAATCAGTAAGAAAAAAGAAAACATGACAAAGATTTGGCGAAAAAAAGAATGGGAAGAGTCAGGCCACAGTCTTTTAAATAAAACAATTTCTAATTTAAAACGTAGAAAAAGCTCAACTGTTCCTTTTGGTTACGAGCTATCCAAAGAAGATGCACAATATTTAGAACCTGTTCCTAAACAATTAGAAGCTCTTGAAGCAGTTGAAGATATGATTGTTAAAGAACAGATATCTCTTCGTGATGCTTGTTATTGGTTAGAAAATCACACGGGTCGTAGTATAAGTCATGTAGGTTTAAAAAAAATCATAGATAAAAAGTATGGAACAAGACAAGAAAGATTGGGAACTGTATCCTGAACGATACGAAACCGAAGAAGATGGAGTTACGTTTAAGTTAAAAAAAGACGGAACACCTCGTAAAAAGAAAGGTAGGCCTAAAGGATCAAAGAGTAATTACAATTACCACTCCAAGACTAAAGCAAAAATGAATGCTAGAAAGTCTATGAGTAAAAAGAAAAAAAGAATTAAACAACTTCAAGGTAAGATTAATTCTTATAAATCTAATTTAAAACAACAAAAAGAAATCTATAAGAAACTTGACAATGTTTCAGATAATCAAGTTATATTAGATACAGAAATCGAAGAACTCATTCCGAGTGTTCAAAAAGAAATACAAGACAAACCTGAAGAAAATGTAGTTTTTCATCCAAACGATGGACCACAAACAGAGTTTCTTGCAGCAGGTGAAAAAGATGTATTATATGGTGGAGCAGCAGGAGGCGGTAAATCATACGCAATGTTGGTTGATCCTCTTCGTTATGCACACAAGTCTGCTCATCGTGCTTTAATACTTAGAAGGTCTATGCCTGAGTTACGTGAACTAATAGACAAATCTCGTGAACTTTATCCTAAAGCATTTCCCGGATGTAAATTTCGGGAAGTAGAAAAGTTATGGAACTTTCCAAGCGGTGCAAAGATAGAGTTTGGTTTCTTAGAAAGAGATGCAGATGTTTATCGTTATCAAGGCCAAGCATATAGTTGGATAGGTTTTGATGAAATTACTCACCTTCCAACTGAGTTTGGTTGGAACTATCTTGCTTCAAGACTACGAACAACAGATTCTGAAATAGAGCCTTACTTAAGATGTACAGCTAACCCCGGAGGTGTTGGCGCACATTGGGTTAAAAAAAGATATATTGAACCTGCTGAATACAATAAATCTTTTACTGGTGCTGATGGACTTACAAGAAAATTTATTCCTGCTAAATTAGATGATAATCCATATCTTGCACAAGATGGAAGATATGAACAAATGCTTAAAGCATTACCTCCGATACAACGTAGACAACTCTTAGAAGGTAATTGGGATGTTGCTGAAGGCGCTGCCTTTGTTGAGTTTGATCCAACAGTACATGTTATCGAACCTTTTTTTCTTCCTGTTACTTGGGAAAGAGTAAAAGGTATTGACTATGGATACTCTTCAGAGAGTTGTTGTTTATGGGGAGCAATAGATAGAAGCGATGGAACTTTAATAATTTATAGAGAATTATACAGAAAAAACTTGACAGGACTCGATTTAGGTCGTATAATAACGGAAATGGAAGTAGAAGATCCGTTTTCAGTTCAAGGAGTCTTAGATACGGCAGCTTGGGCAAGAACAGGAACGACTGGTCCTACAGTTGGTGAAACTTTACAGCAACTAGGACACAAGCTCAGAAGAGCAGATAAAAATAGAATACAAGGTAAAATTCAAATTCACGAATATTTGAAAGTTCAGAATAGTGGGAGCCGACCTAAATTACAAATTTTTAACACTTGTCCTAACTTGATTCGAGAACTACAAAGTATTCCTTTGAGTAGGACTAAACCTGAAGACGTAGACACGAATGCATCAGATCATGCATACGATGCGCTACGTTATTTAATTATGAGCAGACCAAGAATCAACGATCCTTTACAGCGCATAAGAGAATTAAAAAAAGAATCTATCTACAAACCTGTAGATCCAGATTTTGGATATTAAAATATGGCAGAAAACGACAATACATTTATAGATAATGCAGACAATATTTTCTTTGAAGATGTTGAAGGCGAGCAAGGTAAAGCGCTTGTCTTAGAAGAGGATCAAAAACTAAACTTAGTTGGAATTATACAAGGTCGTTTTTCAGATTCAGAAACTGCAAGAATATCACATGAACATAGATGGTTAAAAGCTTATCGTAATTACAGAGGTCTTTACGATAAACGAGTAAAATTTAGAGAGTCTGAAAAGTCTAAAGTCTTTGTAAAGATTACAAAAACTAAAGTTTTAGCAGCCTTTGGTCAATTAGTAGATGTTGTTTTTGGAACAGGTAAATTTCCAATAGGTGTTAAAGAAACAAAAATACCTGAAGGTATAGCTGAATATTTACATTTAGATCTTCAAAATCCTAATCCCGGAATAGAAACAAGCATCCCTGAAATACAAGAAGAAGACATTGAAAATCCTTTTAATGTAGGTTTTGAAGGAGACGGTAAAGTTCTTAAACCCGGAGCTACTTTTAGTAACGGTAAGTTTTTAGAAGAAGAAGCATCAGAAATTTTATCAGAAGGTCCTAGCCCTATACCTGAACAGATTGAAATTAAACCTGCTCAAAAATCTGCTAGACGAATGGAAAAGTTAATTCACGATCAAATTGAAGAATCAAGTGGATCGTCTGAAATAAGAAATGCATTACTTGAGTCTGCATTATTAGGAACAGGAATAGTTAAAGGTCCTTTTAATTTTAATAAAACTCTTAGTCGTTGGGATGAAGGAGAAAATGGCGAAAGAACTTACGCTCCTGTAGATGTTAGAGTACCTAGAATAGAATTTGTCAGTGTTTGGGATTTCTTTCCTGATCCTGCAGCAACCAATATAGATGAGTGTGAATACGTATTTCATAGACACAAATTAAACAAAAGTCAGTTACGTGCTTTGCGCAAAATGCCTTATTTTGACAGCGATGCAATTCGTGAATGCTTAATGATGGGAGCAAACTACGAAGAAAAGTATTACGATACACAATTACGTGACGATGAAAACGATGAATCATATGGATCAGAAAAATACGAAGTCTTAGAATATTGGGGAATAATGGATGCTGAGTATATGCGAGAAGCAGGTGTCGATGTTCCTGACAGCGTAGATGATTTAGATGAAGTTCAAGTTAATGCTTGGATATGTAATGGTAAACTACTAAGAGTAGTAGTAAATCCTTTTACTCCACATAGATTACCTTATCATTCCTTTCCTTATGAGCGTAACCCATACAGTTTTTTTGGTATAGGTGTTGCTGAAAATATGGATGATGCACAGCAGATTATGAATGGCCATGCACGTATGGCTATAGATAATCTTGCACTATCAGGATCATTAGTATTTGATGTAGATGAGTCTGCTCTTGTAGGTGGACAATCTATGGAAATATATCCCGGAAAAATATTTAGAAGACAAGCTGGAATGCCCGGACAAGCAATACACGGATTAAAGTTTCCTAATACATCTACAGAAAACATGATGATGTTTGACAAGTTTAGACAACTTGCAGATGAACAAACAGGAATACCTTCGTACTCACACGGACAGACAGGTGTTCAAAGTATGACAAGAACAGCTTCAGGTATGTCAATGTTACTTGGAGCTTCTAGTTTAAATATTAAAACAGTTGTAAAAAATTTAGATGATTTCTTATTAAAACCTTTAGGCGAAGCATACTTTCAATGGAACATGCAGTTTATGGAAGGTAAGATAGGAATCGAAGGAGATTTAGAAATTAATGCTATGGGTACAAATAGCTTGATGCAGAAAGAAGTAAGAAGTCAAAGATTGACTATGTTCTTACAAACTGCACAAAGTCCTGCTATTGCACCGTTTGTTAAGATTTCTAAATTGGTAAGTGAACTAGCCTATAGTTTGGATCTTGATCCTGAAGAAATACTCAATGATCCAGAGGAAGCAGCTATTATGGCACAAATTATAGGAATGCAAAATGCTGGACAAGAAGCAGGCGGCGAAACTGCTGCCGTTGGTGAACAACAAACAACTATGGGAAGCCCTGAAGGAGTACCTCAACAACCGCAAGAACTTGGAAATACAGGCACTGGTGGCGGCAACATCGGAACAGGAAACGTACCGTTGCCGGGGGAAGATCAATTCTCTGGTAATGTTGGAACAGCTTAAAGAACAAGTAACAGAGGCACTAAATAGAGGAGAATAAAATGCCTGATACAAAAAATAAACCTGCTATGGAAGAAATTGTTGTTAAAGCAAAAAGACCGTCTAAAAAAACGATTAGAGAAAATAAAAGACAAGATCGTATAAATACAGGAATAAAAATAGCAGGAGCAGCTATTAATCCTTCAGGTTTTTTAAGAAATTCACTTGTTAATGTTTTAAAAGAAAAGAACAAACAAAAAAAACAAGGCACAGGACCTTTTGAAAGAGATCAAGAAGAAGATTATGATCCTAATAGATTTGGTTACGAAGAAGGCGGTGAAGCCGTAGAAGATCAAATGGGTGATCTTATGATGATGCCTGAAGAAGAAATGGTTCCTACTGAAACTCCGATGGAGTCAGACGAAGAAATGGAAAATAACTATATAGATTTTATAGTCGGTGAGTCTTTGACTCCCGAAGACGAAGAATATTTGCTGACTGCACTTGAACAAGATAATCGATTAAGTATGATCTTTGATCGAGTTGTAGAAACAGCATCAGAATTTGCAGGTTCTGGACCAGTTGAAGGTCCGGGAACTGGAATGTCCGATTCGATACCTGCAAGGTTATCGGATGGGGAATTTGTTATGACATCAAAAGCCACAGAAGAAATTGGTCCTAATACTTTACAAGAATTAATGGAGCAAGCTGAAATGGATGCTGATGCTAGACAAATGAGACAAGTTGGTGGATATGTAACAGAAACCGAGGAAGAACAAGAAGAACAAGAAATAGTTCGTGCTGTTCAGCCTAAAGAAACACAAGGTAGAGTAATGCCTCGTTCTTTAGCTGATAAAAAAGTAAACGAATCTATGATTGCTTTAAATCCTCGTAACTCTTTATTCGCCACTTAATTAACCGTAGAGCCACCTGTTCTAGTCAAACAGCCCTCTACATAACTTTAAAAAAGTAAAATACCTTTTGATGCCACCTTATTTAGGCAAGCACTTATTTAGAAGACGTTCTTGGAATAAGCCACCTTGGTAGACTAAGCACAAAGGAAGGAGAGTAAAAATGACTGATAATGAAAATGTAGCTTCTACAGAAGAAGCAAAAAATAAACCAGTACCTAATCCGTACAACATGAAAAAATCATGGCACACGGAAGATGTTATGCCTAAAGCAGGTTTAACTGCTGACAGTTTATTTGTTGAGCCTAAAGAAACTAAAAAAGTTGAAGAAGGTGAACAACAAGTAGAAGAACAAGAAGCAGTAGAAAAAGTTAAACCTTATTCACAGCCTAACTATAAAAAAAGGTACGATGACTTGAAAAAGCATTACGATAGTAAGCTTAACGAGTTTAGAAGCAGAGAGCAAGAACTTATACATGAAGCAACGTCTTCAAGACCTGAGTATACTGCTCCTAAAACTGTTGAAGAACTTGAACAATTTAAAGCACAATATCCTGATGTTTACGATGTGGTTGAAACTGTTTCACACTTACAAAGTGAAGCTAAAGTCGAAGAATTAAATTCTAAGATTGCAGCTTTACAAGAAAGAGAATCAGCGGCCTTAAGAAGAGAAGCAGAATCTGAGCTTTATAATAAGCATCCTGATTTTTCAGAACTTCGAGATAGTGATGAATTTCACGATTGGGCTAAATCTCAACCAGAAGATATTCAAGCATGGGTTTATAATAATCCTAATAATGTTGGTTTAGCAAGTCGAGCAATTGATTTATTTAAACAAGACATGGGATTAATTTCTAATGAGAAAATACAGACTCAAGAGAAGTCTAAGAGTCCAAGCTCAATGGCTGCGGACATGGTATCTACAAAGACTACAACGATAGATGCTACAGCAGAACCTAAAATTTGGACTCAAGAGGAGATTGCAGCACTCCCTATGGATGAGTTTGATCGTCTCGAAGCCGAGATCGATAAAGCTCTTGAAGAAGGTAGAGTGCGCAGTTAAAAGTATAACTATTAACATTTAAAGGTGACTTAAAATGGCTTATAATCAATCTGATCAATTTTTTGAGCAGTCAACTGATACTAATGGTAACTTTGCAAACTCCGTAACTGGACAAGATAATGAATTCTTCATGCCGAAGGTTTATTCCAAGAAGGTACTTAACTTTTTTAGAAAAGCATCGGTAGCAGAAGCAATCACTAACACTGATTATTCTGGAGAAATTACCGCTTACGGAGATACTGTGCGTATAGTTAAAGAACCTACGATTACTGTTTATCAGTATGAAAGAGGTGCTGACGTAACGCAAACAAAGCTTACTGACGTTGAAGAAACCCTTACTGTTGATGTCGCAAACGCTTTCAAATTCAAAGTAGATGACATTGAGAAATCTATGTCTCACGTAAACTGGAAAGAGGTCGCATCCTCTTCTGCAGCTTACGCTCTTAAAGATGCTTTTGATGAAGGTGTTATTGCCGAATTGTTTAGTGGTGTCTCAACTTCATCGCCTGACCATGTGTTAGGTGCTGATGCTTCAGCTGCTACTCAAACAATGGCGCAACATCAAGGCGGTTCTAATGGTATCGACCTTACAGGTTCTGATGGTACTGGAACTGATCCCCTTGATGTCATGGCATTTATGGCTAGATTGTTAGACGAACAAAACATTCCTGAAGAAGGAAGATGGTTTGTTGCTCCTCCTTCGTGGTATGAGCAATTGTCTCAATCTGGTTCAAAATTAATGTCAGTCGACTTCAATGCAGGCATGGGTTCTATTCGTAATGGACTAGTATCAAGTGGAAAGCTGCGTGGTTTTGATATGTACAAGTCTAATAACATTGCTGCTGCTTCTACAGCTAGTGGTAAATGTATAGCTGGACATATTTCTGCCTGCGCTACTGCACAAGCTATTACACAAACTGAAGTGATCCGTGATCCTGACAGTTTTGGTGACATCGTTAGAGGTCTTCACGTCTATGGCGCTGATGTACTTCGTAGCGAAGCTTTAGTATCTGCTTTCTATTCAATTGACTAATCGTTAATTAAAGCAATAAAACGGTGTGAGGGAAGGAAATTCTATAATATTCTCCTTCCCCATACTTAGAAAAAAGGAAAAACATGCCACAACTAGGAACAGATGCAAGACCTGTAATCTTAAAGAATAAGAAAAAAGGCAATAGAAAAGTAGTAAGTGCAGGAAATAGAATGACTGCTCAAGAAAGAAAAACATACAATAAGAATTTTGATAGAATTTTTGGAAAACCCCAAAAGAACTTTAACAGACAAAAAGGATA